ACGAAACGACAATGGACGTGAAAAGGACGCTTATGAAAGCGTTTGGAGTAACAGAACGTATGGTTAACAGGGCGCTGAGCTTTGACAGCGACAGCGAGCTTGCCCGTAAAATCCGCCATACGGCCAGAATGAAAGGTGGTTGGATAGAGGCTTCTGTACCTGAGGAGGAAATCTTCTATGATGTTACCGAAAACGGAATGAGGCTGATGCGCCAGTATTTTAGCAATGGTGCCATCTTGGAAGCCAACATGACAACTGGCTCGGGGATCATCTTGTTCAAGGGTTCCAAAAGAAAAGATTACAGCAAGGTTTATCTGAGCGAGATTCCTTTGATGCAGGAATACGCAAAGGCTTTATAATGTGTGGTATGGAGTATTACGGTAATAAACTTTGCATATCCTATCCCGAATTTGTGGACAGCGGCATAGTCAGCGTGGCCAACTATAAACAGTTGGCAGCACGTGGGCGTATTGACGTAGTCCGCCACGGTGGTGGTGCGAGTGGCTGTTGTGCTCTGATTGCCATAGACAGTTTGCCGAGTAAGTACAAGGAGGCTGTCGAGAAGAAGTACCCCGGTGACGATGAGGTTCGCATCAAGGCATGGGTGCTTTCCAATTACGAAATGGATCAGGCAGCCATCGCCTTCTTCCATGACCGCAGCAAGACGGGTATCGACCTTGACGAGAAAAAGAAACGCGAGTACATTATCAACGCTTCGGTGCTGAACTGCTGTATCAAGCTCTACGATCGTGCACGGGACAGCCAACGCCTGTTCGGCGGCAAGTACAACTGGGACATGATGGCCAAGACCATTGAAATCCTGCGCGAGGAGCTGGGCCACACGCTTCCGACGAGCACGCTGCGTTTCAGGAAGAAGGTGAACGACTACAAGCGAGGTGGTTACGGCTGCTTAATCAGCGGCAAATTCGGCAACCAGAGCGCAAGGAAAGTGGATTATAAGACCAAGCAACTGGTCCGTGGTTTGGCTGTCTTGCCGAACAAACCCTACAACAGCAACGTACACGAGATGTATATCAGCTTTGTCTGTGGCGAGCTTGACGTTTATGACCCGAAGACCGGCGAACTGTTCAATCCCGATGACTTCACGGATAAGAACGGCGACCCGAAGTCCCTGAGCGATAGCACTATCAACAATATACTGAACGAGCCGGCAACCAAAATGCTGATAGAAAAGTCGCTGTCGAGCTGGAGCACCTTCATGCACGAGCAAATGCCTTACATGCACCGCCATAACGGACGCTTCTCGCTGAGCCAAATCACAATGGACGACGTGGACTTGACGCGCAAGCTGAAGGACACGAAGCAGCGGGTGCATGCCTACTATGCCTACGATGTGGTGAGCCAGTGCGTGATTGGCGCCAGCTATGCGAGGAAGAAGGACGAGCGGCTCGTGGTAGATTGTTTCCGAGATATGTTTCGCTTGATAGCCCGCCACGGCTGGGGTATTCCTGCCGGTATCGAGGTGGAGAACCACCTGATGAGCCAGTACAAGGAGGGCTTCCTGAAAGCTGAGACGGTGTTCCAGTTCGTGCGTTTCTGCGCCCCTCTGAACTCACAGGAGAAATATGCCGAGCCTCTGAACGGTGCGAAGAAGCGCAGCGTGATACACAAGAACCACGAAGGCATCGGCCGTTTCTACGGCAAGGGCAAGTGGCGTCAGGAGTATAAGAAGATCAGCGACGAGACCAACGAGCTCTACGAGGACAAGGAATATTTCACTTGGGAGCAGCTGGTTGCCGATGACCGCAAGGACAACGAAGAGTGGAACAACACGCTGCACCCCAACCAGAAGATGTATCCGGGAATGACGCGCTGGCAGGTGCTGGAGGCCTACATCAACCCGAACCTGCTGCCCTACGACGCGAGAACGCTTGCCTACCATATCGGCGAGCGGGTGGAAACAAGCATTCGCAGGAACTCGACCGTAAGGGTGGCACACGAAGACTGGTGGCTGAGCAGCACGAGCGTACTGGAACGGCTGGAGCCGAACAATTATAAGGTAACAGCCTGTTATCTTCCCGATGATGAAGGCACTCCACAGGAGGTGTTTATCTATCAGAAAGGCAAGTACATCGACACCGTGGAGAAAGTGAACACTTACAGCCGTGTTATCGCCGAACAGACGGAAGAAGACCAAGCAGCGTTCGTGGAACAGCAGAAAAAGATAGCGAAATTTAACAAATATGTTGAGGACAACGCCATCGACAGACTGGGAATATTGAAGCCGAGCCAACAGGCACAGCAGGAGGTACAGGAACTGAAACCCTCCGTACCTCAGAAATGTGAGCCAAGAATGCCGTTACCAAGCGCATCCGACAGAGCAGTCGCAGATATATAGAATAACGTTAACAAAGTTGATTATCGGCTGCATTCGGCAAAACAAGCGAGCTTGATTGCGCTCATTTGCACGATAATTACCAAAGTTGATTATCGGCTGCATTCGGCAAAACAAGCGAGCTTGATTGCGCTCATTTGCACGATAATTAAAATGCCATTAGAATATGATTAGTGAGATGCAAAAACAGCGGATACTGGATGCCATAGCCTCCAACCGCAAGAACTATCCGAGCGACGCGAAGCACGCATCGGCGCTTGGTATTTCCCCGAGTGTCTATAACGGATTGAAAAAAGGTCAGACGGAAAAGACGCTAAGCGACGCCAACTGGGTGAATATTGCCCGGAAGCTGGATGTGAACCTGCGCGAGACAATAGAGTGGAAAGGAGCTCAGACTGAAACCTTTAAATATATCAGCCTGCAGTTGGGCGCCTGCCAGGAACGCAGCCTGAGCGTAATACTCTGCGACCTTCCGAACATCGGCAAAACTTATACCGCTCGTTGGTATGTAAAGGAACACCGTAACGCTATTTACGTAGACTGCTCACAGGTGAAAACGAAGCGTGCGCTAGTTAAGAAGATAGCACGGGAGTTCGGTGTAGGCATAAGCGGCAAGTATCAGGACACCTACGAGGATCTCGTGTATTACCTGCGCTCTATGGAGCGGCCGTTGGTGGTGCTGGACGAAGCCGGCGACTTGCAATACGAGGCTTTCCTTGAACTAAAAGCCTTGTGGAACGCAACGGAAATGTGCTGTGGCTGGTATATGATGGGAGCCGACGGGCTGCGTGCCAAGATCAACAGAATGGTGGAACATCAGAAGGTGGGCTATGCCGAGATATTCTCACGATACGGCGGCAAGTACAGCAAGGTAACTCCTGACCAAGAAGATGACCGCCGTGAGTTCCTCTTGGATCAAGCCCGTGCTGTGGCAAGCGTGAACGCCCCGAAAGGCACGGACATCGGTCAAATAGTACGCAAGAGCGGCGGCGGACTGCGAAGGGTTTATACAGAAATCAGCAAACTTAAGGAAGGCGCGTAATGGCGAAACGAGCGTACAGTCCGAAAGAGATTGCGGCCAAGAAATGGGTGACCTTGCCTTGGGGTGCGCAGTGGAGTGATCCGTTTGGTTTCCCTGCTGAGAATGCCTCTTGGTTTATCAGCGGCGCGAGCGCACAGGGCAAGAGTTCATTCGTCATGCAGTTGGGGAAGGAACTTTGTAAATATGGTTCTGTTCTCTATATGAGCTACGAGGAGGGTGTGAACCAAAGTTTCCAACGCCGAATGAACTACCTTGGTATGAATGAGGTACAGGGTAAATTCAGAGTAGTTGTTGACGATACCATCGAAGAACTTGCCGTACGTCTTTCCAAGCCCAAATCTCCGAAATTCATCATTGTGGATTCCTTTCAAGTAGGCTGTGATGACAAAGGATGGACGTATCCCGACACCGTGTCACTGATGAAGCGATTTAACCGTAAGTGCTTTATTTTTATCAGCCAAGAGGATAAGAGCGCACCAACAGGGAAACCTGCACGACGTCTGAGGTATATCTGCGATATGAAAGTACGCGTGATTGGTTACAAAGCCTACTGCTTGGGCCGATCTATCGGTGAAGCGGGAAAGTATTATGTAGTGTGGAAAGACGGAGTAATCAAAACAAATAATGACACCAAGTTATGAGTAAAGAAAGACGGATAATTGAGATTGCCCCAGGGACGATGAGCCCGGGCGGACGGATGACAGACCGTATTGAGAGCAGAGGGCACCGTTGTCCCTATTGTCAAGGAAACGGATATCTTTGGCAAGAGGACGAATGGCAGGAACGCTATAAGAAGGAATGTCCGATATGCAAGGGCAGCGGCAGACTTGACGCCGTGATAACTATTGAGTGGAAAGCGGGAAGCAATTCATAATTCATAATTCATAATTCATAAACCATGAACAATTTTTTTGAAGAACTGAAGAAACGTATTCAAGTGTGGCACGAGAAGCGTGCGGAGCGTATCGAAGCAGACCGTCAGGCGGCACTTGATGCAGAGGCACGGGAAGCTGTGCAGGTAATGGAATTCAACAGCAGGCTGTACATCTGTGTACACGGCACACCACTGTTCGACATCGATATTTTCAAGAACAGCGTGGCCGAGGTCGTAGCCTGTGGCCGCAGCGCATACAAGGACTGGAAGGAGGAGAAGCTATGGGAGCGGAACGGAACTACGCACGTTTCTACTGTCTGCTGAAAAAACTGCCCGGAGCAGATAAGGGAACGCTTGTGGAACAATATACCCACGGTCGGACGGTCCACCTGCACGAGACCACCATACAGGAGTACGACGCGATGTGCAACGATATGGAACGAATGGCAGGTTTTGATGAGCGCAGGGAGGTAATACGGAAGGAACTCCGTCGAAAGCGCAGCGTGTGCCTGAAGCTGATGCAGCAGCTCGGTGTTGATACCACGGACTGGGCGCAAGTGGATAATCTTTGCATGAACCCTCGTCTTGCCGGAAAACCTTTCAGGAATATCAGCATAGAGGAACTTGATGACCTCTCCGTAAAGCTGAGGACGATTAAGCGCAAGGGTGGCCTGAAGCCACGGCAAGCACGGGAAGAGCAGAAGAATATGACCTCATTTGTTTATATCCCGGTTGGCAATATAACAGAATGTTAGTTTTTAGTAATAATCAAAATAGTCGAAAAATGGAAACAAGTATTGAAAAGGCCTTTTGTAATTTAGGTAGAACAAAAAAGTCAGAGTTCATATCAGAGCATATTGAACTTGCCTCAAGCAAGGCTATGGCAAATTATGTCAAGGATTATCTGTTTGATGTGCTTAAAGACGTAAACGATGACGAGTACATAGCAATGTACCTGAGAGAGAAAGGATATACAGTAACCAAATAAAACAATATCACTATGGCAACAAGAAAGAAAAAAGTAATCATCACCGGCGTGAGCAGAGAAGCCGCCGATGAAGCGTTTGCAACCTATGCCAAGAGCGATGCACAGGTACAGAAAATCAATGCGGACATCGAGCTGCAGTGTGCCAAGGTGCGCGAGAAGTATGCCGACAAGTTGGCTACGCTGACTGCTGAAAGAGACAATGCGTTTGACACGCTACAGTCGTTTGCCACGGAGAACCAAGCTGAGCTGTTTTCCAAGAAGAAGAGCCTTGACATGGCTCATGGCACGATTGGGTTTCGCACTGGGACACCGAAGTTGAAGACGCTGAAAGGCTTTACTTGGGCGAGTGCGCTGAACCTTGTAAAGAGCTTCCTGCCAAGCTATATCCGCCAGACAGAGGAGATTGCCAAAGACAAACTGCTTGCAGACCGCGAGATGGAAGTTCAACTTGGCGGCGGTGACCCTGAGAACCGTGGCTATCGTCCCCTTCGTGAGCAGATGACGGCGTGTGGCATCCAGGTGGTGCAGGACGAGGCCTTCTATGTTGAACCTAAGAAAGAGGAGACGGCATGAAGCGCGAAGTGAGGCGACCTCCTCGGGTGTCGTTTTGCCGCAGGTGCGTGGGCACCGGCGTATGGCGACACCTTATGGATGACGGTACGCCGTTGACAGGGCCCTGTCCCCAGTGTGAGGGCAGTGGCTGGGTGACGGTGAGTTCAGTAACGGAATATGACATCAGGCCTTATAGGCGAGCAATTCATAATTCATAATTCATAATTCATAATGTTAGTTGACAAGTTGACGAGGAAACAAGTTGACGAGGAGCCTCCCCTAACCCCTCCGAAGGAGGGGGATTGGTTAGCTGAACTAACAGCTCGTGAACTCGTAAACTTGTGAACTTTTGAACTAAAAAACTTATTGTAGTATATGCAGAAGCGACGCGGCGTAAGTTATCAGAAACGTGTAGAGGAGATAAACAGGATATACGATCAACATGCCAGAAGCGGAATTTCGAACCGTGAGATATGGCGACGGTACATATATCCTGTGTATGCCATTACTGAACGTACCTTTTACAATATACTCAACGCGAGCGCGGAAAGTAAGAATAAGATAGCTGACGATACCCGTCAGCTATTGCTCTTTGAAACATGGGGAGCCTCCCCCGACCCCTCCGAAGGAGGGGAGAAAAAGCCCTACCCCCTGCCCCTCCCCGAAAGGGAGGGGAGTGATTAGCTGACTACTTTGAACATTATGATTAGCTGAACTATCAACTCGTCAACTCGTAAACTAAAGAACTTATAAACTTATCAATGAAACAGCAATGAGAAAGGAATTATATGCCGCCATTGTGGCGAAGCTCAAGCAAGATGTTCCTGAGGTTGTACACATCGACCTGTGGAACCACAACGTGGAATTTATAGAGCAGGAGGAGGGCTGGGAACGTCCAGCCGTGTTCGTGGAGTTCGGATCGATAGTATGGGAGCCCAATGTGGGCAGTGGCTATCGAGGAAAAGGATTAGTGCGCCTGCACGTCGTTACGGACTGGACGGAAGGCGGTCAAGAGGCTGCATGGGAACTGATAGGCAAGATTCGTGCGGCTATGGAGAACGTGGAAGGTATAGGCTTTCACGGTTTGGTACTTTCGGAAACCGAAACGAACCACAACCACGAGGAGATATTGGAAAGTATCGAGAGTTACTCGGTGAGATACCTACTTTATAATTCATAATTCATAATTCATAATGTTAGTTGACAAGTTGACGAGGAAACAAGTTGACGAGTTGTTAGCTTAAAAGTGAAAAGTCTATTTACTTGTGAACTCGTATACTCGTAAACTTGTGAACTAAAGAACTTAAAAATGAAACAGGAATTATTCATAGAGGGCGAGAAGGTGAGCTACTCGATACAGACGAAGAATGTAGTGAGCGTGCTTGGCAGGGTGTATATCTACCGTAAGCCCACGACAGAAGATGTGCTGAAGATAGTGTGGATGGGGCTGACGAGTCAGAAAGGGCTGAGTTTTGACGAGTTCAGGAAGATGCATGCCTTGGGCTTGGTTCGTATGAGCAGGCGTCGCGGTCAGTATACGTTGGGGCAGGTGTACTGGCTGGTGATGGGAAGAGTGCGGGAAATCAACCGCAGGCAGCATAATTCATAATTCATAATTCAT